GATGTTCATCGCGCAGATGCTAGGTGTATAACCTGTAAGCATAAGGGAGAATGCGAGTGGCAAAAGTCATGGAAGTGGCATGCAAACTGCCTTTTGGCCTTGTCTTGGAGCATCCGAAGACTGGCCGAAAGGTAGTGCTGAGCGGGAAGAATAATGCGGCTATCATCGGGCAGGACTACGGCACCACGGAAGTCGACGAAACGTTTTGGTCAGACTGGATCGCGGTGCATGCAGACTTTCCGGCCATCACGTCTGGCGCAATTTTCGTCGCGCGCTCCTCGGCGGACCTGGCCGCAATAGCGAAGGAGAACCAGAAGCGAAAGACAGGGATGGAAGCGGCGGCGCCGGATAGTGGCGGAATCAAGACGCTTGACCTGAAGGACTGACATGTCCGTAGCGGTGTTCGACGAGGCCGTGTTCAAGGCACGATATCAGGAATTCGAAGACGTGTCTGGAACATTCCTTGGAGAGTGCTTTGCCGAGGCCGGCAATTACCTGTCGAACACCGATGGCAGCGTTGTGAGTGACATCACCAAACGCAGGGCCTTGCTAAACATGCTAACGGCGCATATCGCCTATATGGCTGGGGCATTAAGTGCGGATGGACAGGCCCTGCCGCCGGGGCGAATTTCGCAAGCCTCAGAAGGCGCGGTGTCCGTCAGCTTCGAGGATCAAGAGCCAACACCTGGGTCTGGTTTGTGGTTCCGGAAGACATCCTACGGCGCTGCGTTCTGGCAGGCTACCGTCAATTACCGCAGCATGCGCTACCAGCCGGGGCCATGGTCGAGCGCGTATTAAGGGGCTCAGAGGGCGTTACCAAAGCCCTGGAGGACATCGTTCGCAAGATGGCGAACGGGGGTTCCGTTTCCGTGGGATTTATGTCAGGCGCAACATATCCAGATGGCACGCCAGTTGCCGCTGTAGCGTTTTGGAATGAATTTGGCATACCAGAACGACAGCAGCCTGCGCGTCCCTTCTTCCGGCGCATGATCGCGGCAGAGTCGCCTTCTTGGCCGAAGATGCTGGCAGGGGCACTCAAGTTCGCCGACTATGACGGGAAGCAAGCGTTCGGTATTGTGGGAAATCAAATCCTGGGCGCGCTACAGAAAAGCATAAACGATCTAACATCACCGCCATTGGCGCCGTCGACGATTGCAGCCAAGGGATTCGGAAAGCCGCTCATTGATACCAGTCACATGATTAACAGCATCACTTTTAAGGTCGACCTGTGAATCTACGAGGCACCGCCAATAGCGCTGCTAGTGCCGTCAATCCTAACGTGGCTGCGCAGATACGGCGTTCCTCGGGATATGCCATTGGCGCGGGCGCACGGCAAGTGCCGGTATATTCTGCTGCCGAGGATGTCTTTGCACAGCTTCAGGCCCTCGACGGAAAAGACCTGCAACAGATCAGCGGACTCAACATCCAAGGCGAGGTCAAAGCGCTATTTGTCCATGGGATCGTCAAGGGCGCGAGCCGGCCAGATGGCACGGGCGGCGATCTGGTGCAGATAGGGTCACAGGCCTGGCTTGTGGTGATGGTGTTGGAGGGGTGGTCTGGCTGGACAAAGGCCGCAGTTGTGAGGCAGGCAGCATGACCGCTGCGCCTAGCATCGTGCTTGATCAGATCATTGACGCCCTTGGCGCTTTCCTGGAGGCCTTTGTCGATGGTGCGCAAATCATTCGCGCGCAGACCAATCGCGCTCCAATGCCATCAGGCCCGTTTGTCTTGCTGACCGAACTGCTGGCGGTCACGATAGAGCGGCCGACTACCACCTGGGATGGAGAGCACAACATCATTGCGATCTACTCCCCTACCCGATCTGATATCCAGATTGATTTTTATGGGCCGGCCGCCGCTGACCAATGCCTGGCGGTACAGGCCGCAATGCAAAGCGATTGGTCGTTCGATCAATTTCCGGCAAATATTCGGCCTCTCTACACTTCCGACGGAATACAGTCTCCGCTCGTAAGCGGTGAACAGCAATGGGAGGGAAGGTGGATGTTGACGGTATCTCTCCAATACAATCCGACAGTGCCGTTGCCGCAGCAATTCGCTGACGAGGCGACGGTAAGCGGCCACAATGCAATCCTATAAGCGAGGCAACCAATGACCATACCCGCATCAGATATCGTTGTTGTCAATCCTGGCGTCATCGGCGCGGGTGGCAGCCCGCTCGCGCTCAACGGCCTGATCGTGACAAAAAACTCTCTGACGCCTGTTGGCGCGCCGCTATCATTTAGCACGCCTGCGGCCGTGTCGAGCTGGTACGGCCCAGCATCAGATGAGTATGCTCTGTCGCAAATCTATTTCCTTGGATTTGATGACAGCACAATCAAGCCGGGAGCCCTCCTCTTCGCCCCCTACGCAGACGCAGATCGGGCGGCATGGATTCGGTCAGGGTCGCTTGCTGGCATGACCTTGGCGCAGCTCCAGGCGCTTTCCGGCACGCTCATCTTGACCGTGGACGGCACGCTGGAAACGTCCGGGACAATCAATCTTTCAGGCGCCACGAGTTTTACGAATGCCGCGACGCTCATCGCCGCAGGTTTCACTGGCGCCCCACTGACTTGCGCGTGGGATGCAGTCAGCAGCACTTTCACGCTTACGTCGTCTAGCACGGGCGCGCTATCGTCGATTACCTTCGCGACAGGCACGCTATCGGCATCTCTCAATCTGACGAGCGCGACAGGCGCGATACTGTCTCAAGGTGCTGTGGCGGACACACCGGCTACGGCAATGGATAGCGTAGTGGAGCATACCCAGAATTGGGTGAGCTTCGCCACGATGTGGGAGCCGGACATAACGAACAAAGAGTTGTTCGCGGTCTGGACAAATGCGCAAAACCAGCGCTATGTCTATGTCGTATGGGATACGGATGGGCAAGCCGTCGTGCAGGGTTCCACTACCAGCTTTGGCTATATCGCCAAATCGCTGGCATATGATACCGTGATGCCTATCAGCGGAGATGCTTCGGTTGCAACGGAGCTTGGCTACACTCTAGCTGATCTAGTGCGCCGCACCGCCGTCTTTACGCTTGGCATGATCGCATCGATTGACTTCTCGCAAACGAACGGGCGCATCACTGCGGCATTCAAGCATCAGTCCGGGTTCGTGCCTTCGGTGCAGAGCAAGCAGGTCGCCGATAACTTGCGTGCGAATGGGTACAGCTTCTACGGCTCCTGGGCGACGGCAAATGATCAGTTCAACGGCCTATCGGACGGGCAGGTGTCAGGCAAATGGAGCTGGCTCGATCCATTCGTTAATCAGGTTTACCTGAACTCGCAATTCCAACTCGCGCTTATCAACCTGTTATTTGCCGTAAAATCAATCCCCTACAACGAATCTGGTTATTCGCTGATTCGAGCGGCTATGATTGATCCGGTTCTGTCCGCGCTCAATTTCGGGTCGATTCGCGTCGGGGTAAGCCTGTCGCAATCGCAGAGCGCGCAGCTCAATCAGCAGGCTGGGCGAGATGTAACCGATATCGTCGAGCAGCAAGGATATTACCTTCAGATACTGGACCCTGGGGCTCAAGTGCGTGGGCTGCGCGGCACGCCGGTGATCAATTTCTGGTACACCGATGGCGGCGCGGTGCAGCACATCTCCGTTGCATCTATCGACATTTTCTAAGAGGACGACATGAGCGATACCACAATCACCAGCGCAAATGCGGTCGTCACCTTGGTGGCCGCAAGCCTCTACCCGGCGCCCGTACAGCTCCACGGCTTTTCGATGGATCGAGCCTTCGTGGTCGATGCTGTTGACCTTGCTGAGGTACAAATGGGCGTCGATGGCCGGATGACAGCGGGCTATACACCACAGCCAGTCAAGCTGACCGTCACGCTTCAAGCGGACAGTCCCTCGAAGGATATCTTCGCCGTCATCGTCGCCGCAACCAAGACGGCGCGGGAAATCTTTTGGCTATCCATGGCGATCAGCCTGCCGAGTACAGGCGAGGTCTTTACCCTCACTCGCGGCATCTTGACTAATGCCAAGCAGATACCGGACGCGCAAAAAGTTCTCGCGGCGCAGGATTTTGTCATCACTTTCGAATCAGTGAACAGATCGCTGATCTAACCGAATCGGCGCGCGGGCGCGGACAGCGTGTAGCCCTCTCCTACATGCGCGCTTGCGTGCCGACCATTTTCCGAAGGGGGAAATATGGCTCGCAAAGTTGTGCATTACACAGTAGCTGACACAGGGCGTGACCAGGGCAAGACGTTTGTCTTGACCGAAATGCCCGCAAGCAAGGCGGAGTCGTGGGCGATGCAAGCGCTGCTCGCGCTCATGTCGTCTGGCGTTGATCTGCCCGCAGGTATCGAGCACGCAGGTATGGCAGCCATGGCAGAGATAGGCATGCGCGCCCTGTCCGGACTAAAGTGGGAGATTGCCGAGCCTTTGCTCGCAGAGATGTGGCAGTGTGTGCAGATGATGCCCGATCCATCAAAGCCAAATCTCGTGCGGCCTTTGGTCGAGGAGGACATCGAAGATGTCATGACGCGCATGAAAATACGCGCGGAGATATGGAAACTTCATACGGATTTTTTCATGGCCGTCGCCCGCTTGACATCGGACGAGGAGACGGCCAAAGAGTCGTAAAGCCCTACGCGAATGTTACCAATGCAATCGGTGCTTTGCTGTCGTCTCGAATAGCCACATTGCATGAGCTTGATACGGTGTATGGAATGAGAGATGTCTATGACATGCTGGAAGTGGTTGCGATAGACAATGCCAACAATCATTGACTCCCTGATCGTCAAGCTCGGACTGGACTCGTCCGGCTACAGCAAGGGGATCGACAAGGCCAAGGCCGGGCTGAAGGACGCCGAGAAGGCTGCAGATAAGGCCGGCGGCGCAATAAAGGGCGCAGGGGCCGAGGTCGGGAAGTTCCTGGCGGTCATCGGCGGCACTTATGCCATAAAGCAATTTGTTCTCAGCACGATAGAGTCAAGCGCCGCACTGGCCCGCTTGTCGCGTAATCTACAGATCGGCGTCAGTCAAGTATCTGCTTGGTCGCAGGCTGCTGAGATAGCAGGAGGATCAGCGCAGGGGCTCCAAGGCACACTGGACATGCTCAGTCAATCACAGACAGAGCTGCAGGTTACAGGGCAATCGCACCTGTTACCCTATTTCGCCAGTCTGGGAGTGGCAATGACGAATGCCGGCGGACAGATGCGCGCGCCAACTGAGATGCTGCTTGATTTGGCGGATCGATTCAGCCGCATGGATCGCACCACGGCCAACAATTTCGGCCGCATGATGGGCATCGATCAAGGCACGATGCATCTACTGCTGAAGGGGCGCAGCGAGGTAGAGCTGTACGTCAAGAGGCAACGGGAAAATGCCGCTGTCACGAAGAAACAGGCCGAGGAGGCCGAGCGTCTGCGAGATTTCATTGTGCGCGGCCGGCAGTCATTCGCAGCTCTCGGGCGAACATTGCTTTCACATGCGACGCCCGCGCTTGAGGCTCTCGGCCGCGCCTTTGAAGCCATTGGCAACTGGATTCAACAACACGAAGGGCTTGTTGCGTCGTTCCTGAAGGTGCTCGCCGTAGGGCTGGGCGTGATAGCGGCGTCCCTAATTCCGATCAGCGGCACAGTGACGGCTATCTTGGGAGTCGCGGCGGCAATAGCGCTTCTCAAAGAGGACTATGATAAATGGATCGAAGGCGCCGGCTCGCTCATTCCGTGGGGCAAGTGGAAGCCAGCGATTGACTTTGCCAAGCACGCTATCGAAGGCTTGCGCGAGCTTCTGCGTCATGCTTTCTTCGATCTGTTCGCGCTGATCGATATGGGTGACAAGGCGCTGCATGGGGATTGGGCGGGGGCAAAGCGCGCCTGGCAGATACTCAAGGAGGGCGCCGGCCCTGCTGAGCAGAAGCCTGCTGGGCCACCCGGAGGCCCCTACAAGAGCGGCGGCACGGCGCAGTCCAAGGCTATGGCATATTTCCAGGGGCAGGGATGGACAAAGGAACAGGCAGCAGGGCTGGTGGCAAATTTTATGCGGGAATCGCAGCTCAATCCGCAAGCCGTAGGTGATAAAGGCGCCGCCTATGGAATAGGGCAATGGCATCCGGATAGGCAGGCAGAGTTTGCGCGGTACTTTGGGCATTCGATCCGCGGCTCTTCGCTCGAAGAACAGCTTGCCTTCTCGCACCTTGAGCTGACGAGGGGCAAGGAACGTGCAGCCGGAGAACGATTGCGCAAAGCGACCTCCTACCACGAGGCGGGAAGCGTAGTATCCCGGTACTATGAGCGGCCAGCGGCAGCGGACTATGAGGCGGCGCAGCGTGGAGCATTGGCGTCGCGGATTGGGGAGGCAAGCAGGGGGGCGCATATCGAGACGCACATTGAGACGGTGAACGTGACATCCACGGCGTCAGACTTGAAAGGAACGGCCAAAGACTTTACTGATCAAGTGCTTGTTTCGCAATCTAATTCCGGGTTATGGTGATGCCGCTAATTCCCTTTCCGAACATCCCGAAACTGCCCGGAGTGCCGGCGATCCCAAGATTGCCGAATGCGAAAACGGTAGTGCAGGCCGGGCTTGGCATTGTACAAGGCGCGGTTTGGCGCATCTTCCAAGTTGAAACGCAGTGGGGAATCTTCGACAAAAAAGGCAAGCCCCTGGGCGACCCGGCGAAGATCACGGGGATCGCGGGGAATATACTTGAATCGATTGGCATAGGCTCGACGCTTTCCACTAATTCGGTTTCATATGTCAAAGAAGCCAGAGTAAGCGACTTCCCCGTCGAACGCGGCGGATTTGCCAGCTACAACAAGGTCGAATTGCCGGGGGCGCCAGTCGTCACGCTATGCATCTCGGGATTTGAGTCCGATCGCAAGTCATTCCTGGATGCAATTGATGCGGCGTGCAAATCGACGGACCTGTATAAAGTGGTCACGCCAGAAGTTAGCTATATCGACTACAGTATCGAGCGCTATGCTTACCAGCGCCGCAGCGACAAAGGGACGACGATGCTATTGGTCGAACTCAGCCTAAAAGAAGTCCGGCAAGTCTCATCGAAGCGGGCGGAGTCAAAGATCAAGACGGCAAAGGATAAGGGCGCCACACCGCCTGTCGATGGCGGTGCGGTACAGCCGGCTGCTCCATCCCCGTCTGTCCTTAAAAAGATCGGTGGATTTATCACCGGCGGCGGCTTGGCGTCCTTCTTGCGCTACTGAGATGCAGACCATCCCACTCCAGGCAGTACCGACGCAGACAGTCACCACAGTGCTAGGCGGGCAAAATTGCGTACTGACGCTAAATCAAAAGACTGAAGGCCTGTTTATCGATGTGGCATTGGATGGTGAGGCTATCCTGTCCAGTGTGATTGCGCGCAACCAAGTGCCGATCACATGCCGCCCCTATGCTGGCTTCGTTGGGCAACTCCTCTTTATCGACCTGCAAGGCGCAAGCGATCCGTCTTATGACGGGCTGGCCGACCGCTTCGCCATGGTCTATCTTTCTCCCGACGACTATGCCTGAGTCATTCGTCAACAAAAAGCAGTTGCGCCTCGATATCGCAGTTGGCGAGACCAAATTATCACTTCAGGGATTTCGCGCTTCGGTCGATATCGATAAGTACGGCGGAATTACGATGGGCATGCTACACGCTCGGGTATATGGTGTGTCGCAGTCTGATATGAATACGTGCACCACATTCATTATGCAGACCAGATACGACGGGGATTGGGCGTATCGCCCAAACCTGGTACAGGTCGTCGCGATTGACGGCAAGCAGGAGTCGCTGGTCTTCTCTGGCAACATTATCAACGCATTCGCGGACTACTCTATGATTCCAGATGTATTTCTTCGGATCGAGGCGCAGTCTGCCGCTTTATCTCAGCTATTGCCGGTGGCTCCGCGCAGCTATCGTGAGCCCGTGGACGTGGCAACCGTTATGGGTGCCATCGCGTCCAGCATGGGGTTGAAATTTGAGGGCAACGGCGTGAAGGTCCGGCTGCCAGACACTTATTTGGCTGGGACTGACTTGGATCAGGCGAGGACGCTGGCTCAGGCGGCAGGGATCGGCATGTACATAGACGACACGGTTCTTGCCATCACACAGACACCACTAACCGCGCGGAAAGCCACGGTGCCGCTTATCTCGCCGTCCAGCGGCCTGATAGGCTACCCTCAGCCAGACGGGTGGGGCGTGTCATTCAGCACTTTGTTTAATCCCGCCATAAAATTCGGGAGCAGGATCAAGATCGAATCAGACGTGACCCGAGCTGCTGGAGAATGGCTGGTGGCATCGATGAGTCTGCGGCTGGAGAGCGAAGTACCGGGTGGCGCATGGATGATGCGCGTGCGCGGCAATCGTACCGGGGTGCCATATGTCGGATAGCATAAATCACGGACAGCAGGCGCCAACGAGTGCGGCTGGACAATTTAACCAGGTGAGTTTTGTCGTCGCCCAGATGATCGGGCGTCTCCAGACGGCAACGCTAGTCCGTGTGGCAGCATGCACGAATAGTGGTGGCCTGTCACCGGTAGGATTTGTGGACGTAGTGCCAATGGTCCATCAGGTCGATCCACAGGGTAATGCGATGCCGCACAGCACTATCTATGGCGTGCCATACTTGCGACTTCAGGGCGGGGCGAATGCTGTCATCATCGATCCGCAGGCGGGAGACATCGGCGTATGCCTATTCGCGTCGCGCGATATTTCAAAAATCAAGAGCACGCGGGCTCCCGGAAATCCAGGCACCAATCGGCGGTATGACTATGCTGATGGCCTATATCTAGGCGGGATGCTCAATGCAGCGCCAACTCAATATGTGCAATTCTCCGCGTCCGGGATTGTCATTCATTCCCCGGCCCAGATATCGCTGACAGCCCCAGACATTTCTCTGACGGCAGACACAATAGAGCTGACTGGTAGTAGCAGTGTGTCAATCACGGCTCCATCCATCTCGCTGGAGGGTAGTAGTGGCGTATCTATCACCGCGCCCACGACCACGCTACAGGGTGGCCTCACACAAACCGGGGGCGGCGCGGCCGCTTTCTCTGGATCGATAACCGTTACTGGCGACGTAATTGCGGCAGGCACGTCTCTGCATACGCATATCCACACAGACCCTCAGGGCGGCAATACAGGGCAGCCGGTATGACCACATACAGCACTTTGCTGCTCGACACGGAACAGTGGGATTTGGTTATTGACAGTGCCGGAAACATCGCTGTCGCACAGCCGCCTTACTCCATCGCCCAAGATGTGGCGAGTGCAATTCGTTTGTTTCTGGGCGAACTGTGGTATGACACGGGGAAAGGCGTGCCATATTTTGAGGGCGTCCTCGGCATGCTGCCTTCGCGCTCGCTGCTTATCGGCTACTTAGAGGCTGCAGCGCTTACCGTTCCCGGCGTAGTCTCGGCGCAGTGTATAATCACGCAGTTTGTGGATCGTCAAGTACACGGGCAAGTTCGGTTCATTGACGAGAATGGAGCAGATAACAATGTCAGCTTCTAGTGTCCCTGGTATCCATTTCACGCCTGCCGGCCTTGTTCTGCCCGCTGAGACAGACGTTCTAGACGGCGTAATATCTGATATCAATGCGGCCTTTGGAGGCGGACTCAATCCTGGTCTGGAAACTCCACAGGGGCAAATTGCGTCTAGCCTGGCAGCGGTCATTGCTGACAAAAACGCCGAATTCGCCTACCTCGCCAATCAAGTCGACCCGCAATACGCAGACGGGCGCTTCCAGGATGCTATCGCGCGCATCTATCTACTGGCACGCAAGCCGGCCACGGCTACGGTTGTGGCCGCTACGCTTACCGGAGTATCGGGAGCGGTAATTCCTGCAGGCACGCTGGCGCAGGATACTTCAGGCAACGTCTATTCCTGCCTTGGCGATGTGACGATCGGGTTAGCTGGCACCGCTGCCGCGCAGTTTGAAAACATTGTCACCGGGCCGATTCCGTGCGCTGCCGGCACGCTCACACAGGTATATCAGGCCGTCATAGGGTGGGATGCCATCACAAACGATGCGCCCGGCACGCTCGGATCAGAAGTAGAGAGCCGAGCGGACTTTGAATACAGACGAATCAATTCGGTGGCATTCAGCGCGCGAGGCACGGTGCAGGCAATATATGCTAATGTATTCAACATTAGCGGCGTCCTTGACGTCTATGTCACCGAGAATTACCTGAGCACGTCCGCCACGGTAGGGGCGACAAGTTACTCTCTTGCACCTCACTCTGTCTACGTCGCCGTTGTCGGCGGATCGGATGCGGACGTTGCAAAGGCGATCTGGGCAAAGAAGGATGTAGGGTGCGACTACAACGGTAATACGACAGTCTCTGTGGCCGATGACTCCGGCTACAATTACCCATACCCGACTTATGCGGTGTCTTTCGAGCGCCCCGCCGCGCTACCAGTCCTTTTCGACATTGAGATTGTTAATGATCCATCATTGCCGTCAGACATCGTAACGCTAATTAAAAATGCTGTTGTGGCAAGATTCAACGGCACCGATGGCACCACGCGAGAGCGGATCGGAGCCACGATACTGGCAAGCCGGTATTATGGCGCTGTCGTAAGCGCGGCATCAAATGTTTCGCTGATCAGCATCTTGATCGGCACGAGTGCGCCGACTCTCACTCAGGTACAAGTCGGCATCGACCAACGTCCGTCGCTAGACGTGTCGGATATCACGGTGACTCTCGTATGATATCAGTCGAGCAGACCATTATCAGTCAGTATGGGACGAGCGCGACTATTTCGCAGCTTATCCATAATATGGATGCCTACATCGACCCTCGGGCGGACATCGACGCTTTTTTCGATCATGTATGGAATATCGACACAGCGCAGGGGTTCGGGCTAGACATATGGGGGCGCATTGTCGGCGTCCAGCGCGCCCTACATCTTCCCAATGCTGGCGACACTTTTGGCTTCTCTGAGGGCGCTAATACTCCATTTAGCACGGCCCCTTTCCGCCCTGAAGGCGTTCCGGAAACCAGCACCTACTTGCTCAGCGACGCCGGCTATCGCCAGCTAATCCTGGTCAAAGCGATTGGTAATATCTCGAATGGCACTGCGCCTGCGATCAATCAACTTTTGCAGAATTTGTTTGCCGGCCGTGGTCGCGCCTATGTCAATGATATAGGTAGCATGCAGATTCGCTACACTTTCGAGTTTGTCCTTACGCAGTATGAGACGGCCATCGCGAATCAGTCTGGCGCTATACCGCACCCGGCAGGAGTGCGGGCGTTCCTGCTGACGACCCCGCCAAGATATTTTGGTTTCTCCGAAGGCGGCGGCACCCCGTTCGATGCCGCCCCGTTCATCCCAGAAGGATCACTTTATGCAATTCTCTAGCGCACCAGACAAAATTGTTCTGCCTTTTGCAAATTCAGGGGCAAGGAATGTCATTCCGGTGGCATCGCAGATCGGTATATTACCTGGAGCGGCGTCTCTAACAGACGGCTTCCCTCCTCTCACCAGGACACCAGAGGCGTCAGGAGGACTCGGCCCCTCTGGCCTGGATATGAACGGCATACTCTTCTCTGTATCCGCGATTTCCCGCTGGGCATTGGCTGGCGGCGGGTACGTTTTCGACACCGCGTTTGCCAGCGACAGCAACATCGGCGGTTATCCCAAGGGCGCCAGATTGTTGCGTTCGGACGGCGCTGGATACTGGTTCAATACCGTTGACAATAACACCACGGACCCGGAAAGTTCGGGGTCCGCTTCGGCAGGGTGGGTGCCTGATTTTTCGAGCGGAGTGACTGCCGTCACCATGACTAACTCCAATGTCACGCTGACCGCAGAGCAGTATGGAAAGCCGGTCATTGTCATTACCGGCCTGCTTACGTCCAATTTGTCTTTGATTTTCCCGGCGCTGACTGGAAAGTGGACGGTTATCAATAACACCACAGGCATGTACACGATAACGTGCAGGACGGCCTCCGGAACAGGCGTCTCCGCCAACTCTGTGCAACTGATTGTCGGCGATGGAACAAACCTCGACAGCTCGGCCGGCGACGCAATTTCTCTGCTTGGTAAAAACGTAGCATCCGCCGCTGGAACTTCCGACGCAATTACGGCCGCATTTATTCCTGCCCCGCATATTTGGCCCGCTGGTGTACCCTTCTTTGTCCGTGCGGCCAGCGCAAACGCCACAACGGCACCAACGATCACCTTCAATAGCGGCACGCTGCCGGCTAAAACCATCATCAAAGGAAACAATTTGCCTTTGCTTGCTGGCGATATCGCCGGCCCAGGTCATTGGCTAACACTCCTGTATGATTCTACTCTTGATGCCGTTGTGCTTGTCAACCCGGCGAACGGCGTAATTCCGGGTGCTCAACATGCTGGAGAAATATGCTATTTCGCTAGGAATACGGCGCCTACTGGATTCCTGAAGGCCAACGGCGCTGCGGTCAGTCGCACCACTTACGCCGCTCTTTTCTCTGCCCTTGTTAGATCGGCCACGGTCACGATGACCATTGCGTCGCCTGGTGTGGTCACTTGGGCCGCGCACGGGCTAGCTGGAAGTGACCCAATCAAATTTACAACGACTGGCGCTTTGCCGACCGGATTTACTGCGGGTACTACCTATTACGTGGTCGGCGCTTCGCTCACATCTGACACCTTCCAACTTTCGGAAACCGCTGGCGGAACTGCGATTAACACCAGCGGCTCACAATCCGGCGTGCATACCGCAATCAATGCACCATGGGGTACCGGAGACGGAAGCACTACATTTAACGTTCCGGACTTGCGCGGCGAGTTTTTGCGTGGATGGGATGATTCTCGATCTGTCGATTCCTCCCGTTCCTTCGGGTCCGCCCAAGCAAGTCAGAACCTGGCGCATACCCACTCCTCGGCAACCGGCAATTCTTTCTGGGTTGATGCCCCTGGTCTGTATGGCGTCAATTCTGGCGGAACACCGATAAATATCAATGCTGGCGCGGCCACCACATCTAGCGGCGGAGCTGAAGCCCGTCCTCGCAACGTGGCGCTACTCGCTTGCGTCAAATACTAGAGATATGAATATCTATCATCCATGTCAATGCCGCAACCAGATCACTTTCGGCGTTGGCCGTTACGCTGACCACCGGTGCGGGTTGAACATGTTGCGCCGGGCATCGGTGTGTGATAAATTTGTGAAGACAGATGGACATAAACGTCAGATTCCAAATAGAAGTACCTGCATCAATCATTCAAAGGATGGACCAAATCATGGCGACACTCACAGAAGTGCAAGACTCTTTGACTCAACTGCAGACCACGATCGAAGATGAGCGGCAGCAGGTGGCAGAGGCACAGGCTGCGCTGAC